CTAGTGTCAAAGATGTGTATTTACCCATAGCCTTATTTATGTTTGCAAGATCCTCTTCGGGTAAAAATCTAACGACATTTGTTAGGACATCTGCTGTAAGTTTATTAGAGTGTATCTTCATACCTCTATCATGCATAAGCTTTGCTAGTCCACCCTTACCATCTGCCCCTAGTACTATGTTATAAAACAAATCGGATGGCATATTGGCTTCATCCAGTTTTAATCCTCTGTCTACCTTTGTGTTCCAATCTTCAATGTCCTTTAAAATTTGTTTAGTAACTTTTTTACCATCTGTCCTAGATAGTATTGGTGAATTGTTTTTTATAACTGAATTAGCAACATCATCTAGTGTAGTCTCTGGCTCATCTAGCCCCGACACTCCACGAAACTTTCCAAAGCCTAGCTGTGCTGCACCTGCTACACCACCTAACAAAGAAGAGAACGCTGTTTGTGTTTTACTAAACTGTTCCTGCGCCCCAGCTTCCATCAAAGTATTCTGTGCCAGTCCATCTTGTAGCATAGCAAACCCTGCATCTGCTACTAGCGTTTGCTTTACAGCCTTTCTACCTGCTGTTTCAAATAACTGTCTTTGCTGATCTCTCATAGCATCAGTTATAAGAGTTCTACGTCCTTCTTTGGTAACCTGTTGACTAACTTTTTCTGCTGCTTTCTTTGATTGATTCTTAGATAGCCCAGCCTTGGCTGCTCTTCTAGCCGCCTCTAGTCCAGCCTTTTCTGCAGCCTTTTTAATTTGTGCAGATGTTGCGCCCTGTCTAGCTGCTTCTAGTCCTGCTTTCTTTATGGACTCTTGTATAAACTTTTTACCTGCTAGTGTGTATCCACCAGCAAGAAACCTACCAAGACCACCAGTAATTAAACCCACATAGTTTGTTGGGTCTTTAGCAGCAGCAAATATGTAATCCTTTACACCGTCAACAGCACCCATAGCTCCGTCATTCTGAAAAACGTTACCTAGTTGTTCATATATTTGATAAGCTTTACTTGCTCTGTCTTTAGTTCCTTGGTCTGCCTTATTTATAAATCTAAGCTCACCTGTTGTACTAACCGAGTTAGCATTGAAGTATCTCATGTGCTGTACAAAATCTTCTATTACTTCTTCAGCATCTTTGTTTCTATAGCCAACTCCTTTACGATCTATCATGTAAGAACGTATGGGAGTTAGATACTCATAGTCCATAAGATCATCTTTTTTAAGAGTGACATTTTTATCTATGTAAAAGTCCTCTTGCCTGTCAGCACTAACAGTAGAACCGCCAAACAGTTCTTCCATTGTCCTTTTATTTTCTAGGTAACTTGGCATATTAGTCCTCTAAATCAGGTGTTCCATCAGGATTGTGTGTGTCTCCGTAGAGTATGTCCCACTCTTCTTGTGCTGTAACTTTTTTAGTTTTACCTGGTTGTCTAATACCAAACTGATTTACAGCCTCTACCTCTTTGTCTTTAGGTCCACCAGCAGCAGGTCTTGGTTCTACAATAATCTTTTGACCTGTAATAGGATCTAGCTTACCTTTGTATTTCCTATCCCAAGCTTTTACTCCTCCAGCATCTAGGGCATCTTTTATCGTGCCTTTACTTTCTGGCCTTGGTATAGGAGTGAAGTCTGAATCTTCTGGAGGTAGCGTTGTTTCTTGAGTTTCTGTATCGGGCGTTTGCGTTTGGGTATCTTCCGTCTGTTCGATGACACCTGCTTGTGTTCTTGCTTCGGCTTCATCCATTCCAGTTTTAATTGTTTCTGGGCTACCAAGATTTTTCTCTCTATCAGATAATTCCTTTTCTGGTTGATTAAAACTTTTTATTAACTCTTCTTCACCAGCCAAATACTCTTCACCCATAATTCTATTTATTATATCTACGGAGGGTTGGTGATTAAGCAGTCCAGTCTGACCATATTGCTCCACAAGAGTTTGAATTACTGATCTAGCTCTTTCTTGAATCAGAAACTCTTTAGCGTCTGCTTCCGCATCTATTATTGTTCTGCCCAATTCTTTTTGTCTTTTTGCAAAAGCCTCATCATATTTTTCACTGTTTGGATTAATTCTATCTGCAAACTCATTACCAGCACTTCTAATATAAGCTTCTGCTACCTTCCCAGTACCAGCTTCTATTTCTATTTCACTAATAGTTTTTAGGAAATCACCTGCTGTTGCTGGTCCATAAAAGTCTTTGTCAAAAAAGTTAACACCTAAGTTAGGAAATAAAGAATTATATTCTCCTTGTCTTGCAAGTTCATTTACATCAGCTATAGACATCTTACCCATAAACGTTCTGTCTTGTAGGCTTTTCTTTGCCTGACTCATAGCGTTTGTACCAAACATAGAAGCAAGTACGCTGTCGCTTGTTTCAACTTCGGCTGTCTCAGTTCCAGGCATTAAAGCAGCGCCATATTGTACATCAGCCATCTCTTGAAGACTCATGTCTACAAAGGCAGGGTTTACTTCAAATATTTCTGGCATACTTATAATTTGTTCTACATCAGCAGGGCCAAGTGTTTTCATGCCTTTTTGATTTGCTGCAGCCAGTAGTTTATCATAGAAAGTTTTTATGCCAAGCGCACCAGAACCCATAGCAGCCATGACTTGCTCTTTAGTAGCACCAAGGTCCATAGCTTTTCTAGCTAGAGATCCATACTCACCTGCTAAAAGTCTTCTCTTAGCTATTTCTCTTTTGTTTTCTTGAGCTAGCTCTTCCTGCTCTTCTTCATACTCTTCAGCATCTGCTCTTCTTTTTCTAATGCCCTCTGTCTGCTTGTCCAGAAAGGCTGCTCCAAAAGCTTTCCAATCAAATCCCATATTCTTAACCTTTCGCCATCAAGCCTTTAGGCTTCTCTTCTGGTATGTCCTCTGGTGTGTCTTCTTCCTCTGGTTGTTTCTCAACCAACTCACTTAACATTCTTTTCCCTGGGTCTGTGCCATCGTCAGGATTATCTCTTAGGTACGAACCCACTATAGCATTGAAACGCTGTAGCTCTTTTTCTTCAGCTTCTTTTTGATAATCTCTACCATCATCCTTAACCTCTACTCCCATACTTGTAATGGCTTGCTTCAAGAACTCATGTATAATGGGCTTGACTAGCATACCTACATCAACTGAGTGTATGCCATTCATAGTTGCTGAACTTACAATGGTGTCTACTATAGGCTTGAGAGCTAGCCCTGCTTCACAGCAAGCAGCAAGATCATCTATGACCTCTTGGTTAGCCATGCTCTCTATGTAAAACATAGTAACATCTTCTACACTAGACATCTCTGCTGGCTGCTCCCAAGGATTATTCTTAGGCTCACCTGTCAAAGACTGGCCTGGAATTGGTTGATCAAATATAGCTATTGTCTTCATTTTGTTATCCTACTTAGTAAATCCTGCACCAAAGTATAAGCCTACAATAGCTGACACAATGTGTGTATCTAGTGGGGTTATTACAAATCCTTCAGCATACTGCCACTTGACTACCTCTTGGCCTGGCCCAAATATAAAATCTAAAAAGCCTACCTGTATCTCAGTGTAGCCTACGTATACGCCTACTTCAGGGTAGAACACAGCAACCAGCTTTGGCAACACTATTATAGCAAAGACTGCAGATAATGCAATAAGTCTTCTTGTCCATGCAAAGTGTTTATCGTTCTTTCCTGCGTTACGTGCGTCAGCTACAAAGCTTGCATTAGCATTGGCACGTTCCATGAGCATCTTGTTCTGCTCTTGTTTCATCTTCATGCTCTGCCCCCATATGGACATCACTCCACCTAGTACGGTAGAGCCAAGCATTGTTATTAGTTCTAGTGGTAGTCCAAACATTATTACATAAGTCCTCTTCTAGCCATCATTCCTGGCGGTCTTGATTGTGGTCTTGGAGACTTTAATACTCTGGTATTTATATAATCTTTGCCATCATATTTTTTGTTATTATCTGCATTGCCAAACTCATGTCTTCCTATTTTTTTAACTCCACGCTTTTTAAAGCTACCATACCAATCTGGCTTTTTACCTATCTTTGGATTTAAATAGTGTACAGCACCACCAGTAGGATCTTCATAGTCTCCTGAAAGTATCTTTTTAGCAGCATCATATGAATCTTTACTAGGTTTCATCTTTTCTGTTAGCATAGGCTTTGCTTGAGATATACCTTTCTGATAACCTGTAATAGCATTCCAAGGAGAGAACTGGGCTTTCCTAAGTATAACACCCCTTATATCCATACCATATTTCGTTGAATCTGCTCTGTTTGCTATAACAGCACCAACAGCAAGCTTGCCTCTTTTAGACTCTCCACCAGCCTCTGCTTCTATAGTACGTGCTAGTATTTCTAACTCTGACATATAGTCTGCACTAACGTATGTATCATCGCCAGTTGTTCGCATCAGTTTTGGAGGAGTGATACCTTGTCTAAAGCTTTCAATATATTCGCTTTCAGGATCGTAAAATCCATCGGATGTTATTTCACCCTGTTCGTTCAAATAGTATTTTGGATCAAGGCCTGCGACTTGTATACCACTCATGTCTTTCTTACTACCTAAACCTCTACGCAAAGCAGCTTGTGTGTCTGTAAGTTTTTTAGTTGGTACTTTTAGTTTGTCACCTGCATATATTTTATCTTTGTCTGCTATGTCATTCATCTCTAACAACACATCAACTGTAGTTCCTCTTTTTTCTGCTATCTCAGATAGAGTGTCGCCTACTTCAATAATGTAATCTTCTTCTATCGGAACATTTATTGCTTCAGGTATTTGAGGTTGAGGTGTTATTGTAGGTAACTCTGGTGATGCAGGAGGTTTAGTAAAGCCACGATTCACACCAAACATATTTAGTCTAGGGTTATCTGTATTTACACCAAGTCTATTAACAGTTCCAGGTGGAAGTGTAGGAGGTACAGGGCTTCTTGTTGTTTTTATCCCTGGCCCAAATATACCTAAAGATTCCGCACCAAAAAGGTATTGCTGTTTACCAAACTCTCCACCAAAGTTTTCCGTAGGTATAGTAGGAGTAAATCCTCTAAACGCTGGACCTTGGTAAACTCTCTTACCATCTACTATTACATCCTTTGGCTCATCAGCACCAAAAGATTTAAATAAATCTACGGCTCTTTCAAATACTTTTCTTACAGTAGATTTGTTTTCAGCTTCATCTCTGTTTGGGTTATTGTCCTGTCCCCCTCCAAAGCTAGGAGGCTTTGCACCTATGCCACTCATGTTTCTACCACCGCCTCCAGCTTTCATGCTTTCAGCAAATTGCTTTCCAGGATTTTGTTTAGAGGTGTCGGTCTTACGTGACCTACCATACTGATCATACATTTGTTTCTGCGAAAACTTTGGATCGTACATTGTTATACCTTTATTTCGGAATTGGTAAATACTTACCGAGGATGAAAGCTGCTGCACCTGAAACAAGCTCACCAATAAAGCCACCAGCAGCAGTTTCAAGTAGTGTTTCTGATTGTCCACTTGCGTCTATCTGTGCCTCTGCTATCTTTGTTATTCTGTCTCTTTCGCTTTCGCCAGACTGCCATGCCCATGCTAACAGATCACGCTCACGTTGTATAGCATTATTATACATTGTGGATGTGAGATTGTTTGCAACTAAGGCTGCATCTCTGTTTGCTTGGTTGGCTGCTGCGTTAGCTGCTGTAGTAATAGCTTGCGCCCATGCAGCGTTTGCTTGTGCAACTATCAGGTGGTTCTGTGCATTAAACTGTTCACGTGCATTTGTCTGTGCAGTATTAAACTGCGCTATTGCATTAGTCTCACCTGCATTAAAACGGTTGATAGCGTTAATCTGTTCTGCGTTAAATCTTTGTACCTGTGAACCAAGCCCTGCAAAAAACTGATTGGTCTGGTTTTCTGATGTAGCATTAAACTGTCTTGCAGCGTTTATTGCAGCAGCATCACTTAATATTGATTGAGATGTTTCTTGCGCTTTAAGTACAGCCATTTGCTGTTCATTACTTAAATTAGCCATGTCCATAGTAAGGAATGATTTAGCATTCTGTACATTAGCAGCTTGTCTATTGTCTAAGTTACGAAGGTCTATCGCAGATAGTGTAGCCGCATCAGCTAAAACTTTTGCTTGTCTGTTGTCTAGGTTAGCTAGGTCTACAGTCTGTGCCATTTTAGCATTCTCTAATGCTATCTGCTGTTCTGCAGTAAAGTTTATGTTAGCTATCTCTGATATACGTGCTGCATTCCTTACTCTAGTTTGAAACTCTTGATCAAACTCCATGCCCAGGAAGGTGGCACGTTGTTCAGCATTTAGTAGAGCTACCTCTTGTTTGTTTGATGCATCTATTTGTGCGATAGGTAGCGCTGCTTCCATACCTGCTTGTACAATAGCCATACCTGCCATACTAGAAGCTGACAGTCCACGTGCAGCCATTGCTGCTGCTGCGTTACGCATGGCTCCTGCTGCCCATGAGGGTGGATCACCACCTTGAAAGTCTTGCATCAAAGTATCTAGCTCAGTCTGTACAGATGCAGCTTGGTTCTTTGCTATAGTAGCGTCTACTCTACCTTGATCCACAGTAGAACCAGATACTAACTGGTCTGGTGTTACTTGTAGTGGGGCAGGAGCATCCACTGTTTGTGCTTGTCCTAACTGTGCAGCTTGTAGGGATAGTGCTGCTGCAGTAAATGGATTCATCTGTGCAGGATCAACAAGAGAGTTGGGATCAACCTGTCCCTGTGCAGCTATATAATTTTGTAGGGCAGCTTGTAGTGCTTGCTGTGATTGATATGCTTGATATTCTGCTGGTGACATAGCAGCAATTTCTTCTGCTGTTGCAGCTTGTGCTGCTGTTGTAACTCCTGCTTGTGCTGCTGTACCTGCCTGTCCTGTGCCTTGTGGTATAAGTGTAGCTGGTCCACCGTCCTTTGCTACAACGTTTGCTCTAGTTACCATAGAATTAGGATCGTCCCCTATCTGTTTTGACAATAGTGAACCACTTGGCATTTGTGTACCAGAAGGGCCTGTGTATGATCCCCCTGTGCCTACAGGAGTGCTGCCTGGGATAACTGAACCATCAGGATTTACAACTGTAGCTCCAGCAGTAGGTATATTTCCTGCACCACCTGGTGTGACTACAGGAGAGGCTTGTACAGCAGCAGGGGCTGATCTTCTTGATCCTCCACCCCCTCTTTGTGAGCCTATGCTTCTGCTGAAGTCACGAATAGCTTGTTGATGTTGTCTTGCTGTTACAGGCTTACCTTTTATTTTTTGGATAGCATTTCGCCGATCAGGAGGCCCAAACATAGCACCATCAGCAGCACCAACAGGCTTGCCCTCAACCATCTGTCTAGCTGCCATAGTGTACTTACCCATTTTAGATGCTGCTGCAGGACTGGCTGCTAGGAAAGCATTGATAGACTTCTGATCCATAGGTCCGTCATAGCCCAGTGCTGGGAGTATCTTCTTTGTCATTGTCTCAGGCTTGAAACCCATAAATTTTTTAGCCATATCTTATTTCCCTATTTGCATCCACAACGATGCGGCAATGAATGTTATTACTGCTACGGTTGACATCTTTACAATGGTTGACCATACACCTTTACGTGTGTCACGCCATGCCTCTAGCAAGCTACGCATTTCTTGTATATCTTTACGAGCGTCATCGTCATGCAGTCCCACCTCACGCAATGCTGCTGAAGCCCCACGTTTGGCCGCACGATCTAACATATCTTCAAGTTCTTCTGGTGTCATGTTAGACATACCCTGACATATCCTCGTTCGTTACGTTGTAAGTAATTAAAGCTGCACCTTCTTCTACTTGACTATCGAAGTACTTATCTAAAGCTAACCATCTAGCATAACTTTTTCTCAGTGCTGTTATTTTTGCAGCAACATCAGCCTCTGAAACTGCTGTGTAGTTATCTGCATCATTAATTGAAAAAACATTATATACAGTATCAGAACTATCCAATGCGTTTATTTGTGTATCATTTAAAGGATCACCATATTCGTAAGCCACAACATTATTACCATCAATACGAAGTGTTTTACTACTTACAGAAGGTTTAACCACACACCAATCAGTAGGGTTATTATCTAGTCTTGACTTCATAGCTGTTACTGCAGCTTCAACATCGGATACAGTATCGTATGCGACTTCAGCATAAATATACCTACTCATTATGTACCACCATAAATTGTACCACTATTGCTAAGTGTTCTTGATGTGCCTGTTATAGCTGCTCCTGCTGACCCACCCTGACACTGATTACTTACAAAAACACCACGATAGCCTTTGCCACCTGCTGCGCCCCAGCCGCCACCACCGCCAGAAGCACCAGAGTAACCGCCAACGCCACTACTGCCACCACCAGTTTCTCCTCCTGCTCCACCATAAGAAACAGTAACATTTGATCCGTAATTTGCTGAGTTTACCCTTGCACCAGGAACTATTCTACCACCGCCAGCACCTGCTGGAGAGCTTTGGTCTTCACCGGCTGAAGCATAGCCTGGTCCTCCAGATTGACCTCCATAGGTTGCATTATTTGTTGCATTATTGTAAGGTGTTGTACCCTTTGCATTAATAGCGCCACCTGCTCCAATTTGGTTTCCTGCTGTTTGATTTAGCCTAGAAGCGCCACCGTCTGCGCCGCCGCCTCCACCGCCGCCTCCTGCAAATGTGTTAGCTGGTTCAACAGATGAAGCACCTCCACCGCCACCACCGCCACAGATATACGCACCAGAGCTATTGCTAATAGTTACGCCTGAAGACGTAACGTTAATTGCAGGGCCACCATCACCACCAGAACCCACTGTAGGATTAGAATAACCAGAGTTATATGCACCACTAGTTGGATGAGAGTAGTTAGCCCATCGAAGTCCAGAACCTCCTTGACCACCTTTGCCTATAATCTTACCATCGTTTATAATAGTACAAGGTATGTCTACAGTTAGTGCTGCTGTCGTTCTGCTGTCTGACCAAACCCACATGTTTGAAGGTATACGTAGAGTACCACCAGATGATATGTAGCTTGATGCTGAGATTTGCTTTAGTTGAACTTGTCCGTTAATAGTACTACCGCCAGTAGGTAAGCTTGTCTCAGAAGATTTACCATAGTACTGTTGTATGCTCTGCCCCGAACTAGCACCTACATTTATTAAAGCACGAATGTCAGCATCATTTAAGGAACAAGTAGTACCACTAGT